TACTTCATGCAGTTGCCCTTGAGGTAGCCTTTGAATGCAACACTGGACATGGACTCCTCTATTGCATCAATACATTCTATGTTTCCTGTGTTGTAGTGGTCAGGATTGTTGACAACATCTACATCTTCGGCCTCTGCCATGTCAAGATAAACCTTCATCAAAGTCTCGTCTATTGCGCGCTTAGGGACTTCTAACGGCGGGTGCTGCTGGCGTAGCCTATCCCAGTCTTGGGGTGTTGCGTTATTAATACTCATCGTTATCCTCTCTATATCTAAGCAGTTTATCTTCAAAAGCGTTTAGTAAGTCCTCACCACTGATGTCTAGCACCTCTAAGATACTTACTTCATCAAGGTCACGTAGGAACTGTTCTTTATATTCATCAAATGACATGTTTATCTCTCACATATTTTAACAACTCCTTGCTTGTCTTAACAGTGAAATGAGAAAAGCCTTCCTTATCACACCACTGACCCATTGTCATCTTGCTCCCCTTACGTACCTTCTTGTAAGGGTCTGACAGTACAAACACTAACTCCCATTCAGGCATCGAGTCTCGGATGGAGGTATACTTTTGTGTGTCTCCTACCCTAAAGTAACCCTTCGCCTCTATCAGTATTTGCTTATCTTCATGTACAAAATCAGGAAGATAATTTTTATTAATGATATACGGAAGTCTATAAGGTTCGTATTTAAATTCCTTGTTTAACTTGTCGTATAAAGCTGACTCAAGTCCTGATCTAAAAACCTTCTTCATCGAGCTGTACCTCCTGTACTTTTGGTTCCTTAACTACCTTACAGAGATACTTAGGGCCGTAGGAATAAGTAAACATTCTTAAGTTGGGGTAGCAGTGTTGTTTAAACTGACAATAGGAACAACCGATTGCTAACTTCATGTTACCTGACTTACCGTCCGGAACTGGCTCGTGACAATAACCTACAGGTTCATCACCTAAAACCAGCGCTTTGATGTGGTCTACTCTGTCTGTGATTGGTTGCTTAAGCTTCTCATATACAGGTGCTTCCTTGTCTAACAGGTCGTACTTAAGGAATGTCAAGTGACCATTGGCTTTATCCATTGCTAACCAACCTACCTCAGTTTCACCGCAGGAATGGGCGTAGGCTTTGATCTGATCGACGTAACCAAACGAATCATCGTAGGCTAAGGAGCCATCCTTAAACTTCTTAAAGCCATAGCTACTGGCTGACTTAACGTCCGTGACTACACCGTCAATAGAACAATCCATGTGGCCCTTAATACCATTAACACTACAGACCTTCTGCTCATCTGTCACAGTGTGTCCGGACATACGCGTAAGAAACAGAAGCATCTCTTCAATCAAGTGACCATACATAAACTTGACGTAGGTGTGTGGCTCTATCTCTTCCTTGTCAGTACCATTAACCACGTTCCAGAGAAACCTGTCAGTACGTCCGATGTTTGATAGACGTAACGTCCGTTTGTCTTGACGCTTCTCTCTTCCAAACTCTGTACGCATGAGAGCTTTAACACTCTCACCAAAGCGTTCTATTTCAGCTTCAACGTCAACCAGAGGGTCAGCGTCTCTACTTTCCATTAGCTTGTAGATGTCTTCAATTAAACTATCTGTTGTTTTACTCATTTAACACCTCTATGGCTTGCTCTGGCGAGCATTTGAACCACTCATTCTTACGTTTAAATTTACGTTCTAGTTTGATATGTGCTTCTGCTTCAGACTTCCGTCTATCTTTTGTAAGGAAGCTATAGTATACCATGTAATCTCTAAACGGACTACCTGTTTGATAGCTTTTAAGCCTATCGTCAGCATCGATAGCCATACCAACCTTCACCCACTCAGGCCAAGAAGGGTTGCCGACAACATACACCGAGCCTTCCTTAACTGAGTTAAACTTTAAGACAGTAGCAGCAGAAATGTTACGTGCCTTTTCTCTTAATTTATTACGCTTTCTTTTGATACTGTCACACAGTTTACAAATGTACTGGTTTACTTTCGCGTTACCGGCTGACCATACTTCCTCAGTAAGGGGTATTGAACAGGAGTGACAATGCCTAGTGCGTGTCCGCCCATGTACTGCCGACCTTGTAATCTCCGGCGAGAGGGCAGTTGAGTTTGTAGTGCAGTCCGGCAGCTTCAATACAACTTGTTGCCAACCTTCCGAAAACCTCTGCTTCCTTTTCTCTAACCTCTGTCTGGATTTCATCATGTATGTTTCCTATAAAGTTATAATCAAACTTCCATTGAGTCGCATAGTCATCAAGAATACATAGTGCCTTCTTCATAACTATAGCTCCTGCTGATTGCAGCAAGGTGTTTAATGCTGCGTGTTCTGAACGTACTCTGACTCTCCTCCCATCAAGTCCAAGAAGATAGCCTCTTGCTGAAGCCACACCAACTCGCTCTCGTAAGTCTCTAAGAGCAGGTGTATTTGAGAGGAACTTCTCCTTAAGCTTTCGACCATGCTTAGCCGAGCCTCCAACGATACTTCCGATTTTAGAATCTCCTGCTCCATAAAGGAACGCGTAGATAAAAGTTTTTGCCTGATCTCTTGTTGCAAGTCCCGCAGAAAGCTGGTTTGCTGTGTGTATATCTCCATTGAGGATTTCATTTGTATACCCTTCATCATTCATATAGTGAGCAAGCATTCGTAACTCTAACCCGCTTGCGTCCATACCTACCAGCTTATAACCTTTTGGTACAGTCCATACATCTCTACACTCTCTACCGTAAGGTGAATAAACAGCAGGCACTTGCCCGAGGTTAGGACTTGAGTGGGTCATGCGTCCCGTCACAGCTCCATTAGGATTGACGTACCCATGTACTCTACCGCTGTCCTTTACCGCTTCTAACCAGCTTTGAACCTGAGCTATACGCTTCTGTATCATCAAGTACTCAGCTATTAATAAAGCCTGTGGTATGTTCTTCACTGTCTTAAGCACAGCTTCGTCTACGATTGCCTGTCCTTTATCAGTAAAGATTTTAGGCTTCCACCCATAATATTCTAGGTGTCTGGCTATCTGTTGTCGTGAACCTAAGTTAAACACAGGAAAGTCGATACGACTAAAGGAGCCACCTACTGTTTCCCAAGAATCTCCTAAAAACTTCAAGCCTACTACTGACATAGAGCCGTCCTTCTTAATCTTAGGTGATACTTGTTTTATAAAAGTAGGTAAAGGTTTAAAAACTACATGTACCTCATCCTCTAATTCAAACTTCTTTTCCTTTAGCTTAGCTAAGAGACCGAAAGTTTTCTCTTGGTCTAAGAGCCAGCCGTTCTTAATCTGTCCCGATATAATCTCTTGTACTTTATGTTCAAGTACAACGCATTCGCTTCTAAAACCAGCAAGTTCGTCGAGCAGTGCCGAGTACACACGTTCATTAACCGCAACGTCTTGCTTACAATACTCCACCATGTCCTTTGAAAAAGTAAGCCAATCATTATGTTCTCCTTTAGGGCAGCCTAACTTGTCACCCCAGTTCTCTAAAGAATGTCCACCTTCCCGTGACGGGTTGGCTAGTCTAGACATAACAAGTGTGTCAGTTAGTTTGTGACCTGCAAAGGATATTCCCCATAGCTTCTCTAACACAGGTACATCGTAAGCTATGATGTTATGACCTATCAACTCCCTTGCCTTCATCGGAGCGTTTATGTCTCCTGTCCCGTTGAGGCGACATATAAGAGAGTGTCTATCATAACATACATGGGTGTTTCTCCTAGCTATGTCATACAACACAACACACCATATCTTCGTAGGGTCTAAACCATTTGTCTCAATGTCAAAAACAAACTTACGCATTTAAAACTCCGCTTTATCATCCGATGCTGGACAAGCAGTCTCTATCATTCTGCCTGAATCATTATCATAGTAAAGGTAACAAGCTGGGCCTGTCAATCCGGAGAATCTATTCTTCAAGACCCTTACGGTGGTGGTGTTACGTACTGTAGCGTCCGCGTTCTGCTGGTCACGTTCTAAGCCAATCACCATGTCACTTAACTGTGCGATACTGGCTGACCCTCTAAGCTCTCCTAAGCTAATCTTACCGCCGTCCTCGTGAGCCTTCTGACCTGATGGTCGGCGTAGGTGAGACACTAAGAACAAGCCGACACCTGTCTCCTGAACTATCTTACGGAGGTTAGTCATAATGCTATCAATAGCCTTACGCTCATCACCGTTCGCTTGGTCTGACACTACGATACTCAGGTGGTCTAGAATAATCCACTTACAGTCTAATCCTCTAGCCATGTACCTGATACGTCCTAAGAGGTCATCCTCACTGGTGCTACCGAAGTGGTCAAGGAGGTGAAGTCTGTCTAAGCCAAACGTTTGATCCCAATACCCGCGCTCTTCCTCTGGTGTAACCGTGCTACGCACTTCCGGTATATGTAACAGCTTGTTAGCCTCTATCGACATGATACCTAACGTGGTCTTAGGTATGTCTTCCTCCAAAGCTAAGATACCAATCCTATCTTCGGTGTTCTTGAGTAAGTAGTGTTCAAGCTCTCGCATGATCTGGCTTTTACCCATACCTGAGCCTGAGGTTATGGTTACCAACTCCTTACGTCTGAAACCGTAGGTGAAAGCATTTAAACATTCCCAAGGATAAGGGATAGACTTAACGTCACGCTGTTCCTGTAACATATCCCAAGTATCTAAGCCTGAGACAATACCATCAGGTCGAAAGGCTTTAGCGTTCCACCATTCCTTAACAAAAGACTGTACCTGCCCACTTTTAAGCATATCTCCTGCGTCTTTCATCGGCAGCGTTACGTTCTTTGCTTTGTTAGGGGTGAATAAATTAAGTACTGCTTTCGATGCTTCAATGCCTGCTTTGTCATTATCAAAACATATTACGATATTATCAAAAGTCTCTAGCCATTCGAGGTTGGCTTTAATGTCTTTAGCTGCTCCGGCTGCACCGGATCTAATGCTGACTGCGGGCCATTTGCCGTCGAACATTTCGTTGACAGCCATTGCGTCCGCCTCACCTTCTGTGACCGTGATGTACTTGCCGCCACTCTTGAATGCCTGCTGGCCAAACAAACCCGCATTATCGAAACCTCCTGTTGCATAGAATGACTTGTTTTCTACTATACGTACCTTAGTGCCTATGGCTGACCCACTCTCCTTATCGTAATAAGGGTAATGGTGTTTAGTTATATTACCTTTTGTATCGTACTCAACTGTAGCGCCGTAACGCTTAGCTGTTGACTGCGAGATACGCCTGTCCGGTATTGCTGCTACTACACCTGTCATTTCTAATGACCTCGCTGGTTTATTATGTGTCTTAGTAACTGTGCCGTCGCCTCTTTCATAATGTGAACAGCCGCCTGAAAAACAGACGGCGTGTCCATCGGAGTACCTAGCCAAGTTGTCAGATGAACCACACGCTGGGCATGGCTCATGTTGAACAAATGTGGACTCCACTGTCATCAGAAGTCCTCACCACCAACTTGCTCAGCTACCTCCAAGACCTTAACCTTATTCAAGTAGGTGGACGTACCGTGTACAGGATGTGGTTGACCTTCAGCCCATAGTAGACGAACCTTAGAGCCTCTAGTCACACGACCAATGAAAGGATTACCTTCCGCATCAAGAACTGGGACATCGTATTTAGTACTAAACTTACGTTGTTTTGTTCCTTCATAGTCACGTAACTTGACACCTTTGTTGGCTAAGTCCTCAGCCGAGGATTCGTCAAGACTAATCACCATAGAGTACTTACCAGTGGACTGACCCATATAGATTTCGTGCTCAGTTAGATTTTCAAACGCTACTGTACCTTCGATTACTGACATATTAACTACCTTCTTAGTTGCTTAAGTTGTGACCCTAAGTATACCTTAGGATCGTTTCGATAAAACTTTAAAGAATAATCATTAAAGATTGCTCTTTGTTGCTAAAGGATTGTACTGATGGCCGTTTCACTCGTCAAGTACTTTCTTCCTCTTCTCCTTCAGTTCCGTAAATAGTTTGATTAGACACCTTAGCACAGGCGAAGCACAGGTCGATGTACTTACCTGTCATCTTGTCCGTTCGGTTTAACTCTACGTCGTTAAGGATAACGTCACACGCTTTGCACCTACTCATAGCAAAACACCTTTTTATGTTCGTGAATCACTAGATCAATAGACTGAGCGTGGTAATAAGCTCTTATACTGTCCTCTACGCGTTGTTTAGCTTCATCCAGTGTCATAGTGTACATCTCATGCTCAACCAGCTCGTGAATCATGGCTGGTACTGCATCCTCCATCGGCGTGTACTCATAGCCAATCCATTCTTTAATTTTACTCATTACTTTTCTCCTTTACAAAAACACCATCAACCATTTTACCCTTTCTGTCTTTAATATCGTTGTATGCGTGACTGAGACAATCAAACAGACTTAATTCATTACGCTCCGCTATATTAATCAGTACGACTAAACAGTCGCCTATGTCGTCAATCACCGGCTTTGACAGCAGTATGCTAGTCTCTAGCTCTTTGACCTCTTCTACAAGCTTGGTATGCTGTGCTATATCAGTGCTTCCAGCAATTAAGCTCCGGTCTCTATGCCAAAGTATAACCAGTTGTTCTAACCTGTTTAAATCCATTACTTAACCTCCGTTGTTATTGGTATGTGCGCCATGTAATAATCTCTTAGGTTCTGTAGTAACTGGTTTGCACTTGCCAAGTCGTCTTCGTCTGGCACCCAGCTAGAGTCTCCTAAGAGTCCCTCTGCAAGTTCCTGTATGTCCAATACATACACTTCAAAGTCTTCACGCATTGACTCTTTAAGCTCCTTAACTCTCAACTCTTCAAGCTCCTCAACCGTCAACTCTTCTCCGTCAAAATACGAGTCTCTCGCGTCTTCTTCACTTACTCTACACCTGTCCATCTTGTTTCTCCTGTTTTAACGTAGGTTTATTATACATCATAACGTGACCTTTAGCCACTTTGCCGACAGTCTGTCAGCGTCCGTCTCCAGCCTCTTAATGTCCATAGCTTTAGAATTAGGCGCACGTGTTGGACTACGCTTAGCCGGTAGCATAACATCAAAATCAGTCACCTCCTGTTTGTCTTTAATCCTGTGGTAAAGCGTAGAGGCGCTGACACCCGTTAAGAGCGCATAGGCATAAATTGTGTAACCTTCTCCAGTCACTAGCCTGTCGTGAGTACCTACAAAAATTGGTTCGTGCTTAGCCATCATTAAACTCCCATTGATAATACAAGTACTGTAAAGACGTAGAGTACAGCGACCGCTGCTATAGTACAAGCTGTAACAGCTACCATGCCAATCGCTGTTTGTATCGTATCTCTAGTCTGTTGTTTCTTACGCTCCCTAAGGAGCGCACTGTTTCCTTTATAATTACGCAGCATTTGCATACTCCTCGGCCCAAGCTTCGCTGACCTCATTAACACCGTAGTCGTAAATGATTTCGTCGGGCTCTTGATCATAGTCAAACACATAGGCAAAGCTGGCCAACTTGCGCCACTTTCCTTCTTTCTTAATGCTTGGTACTATCAAGACCACCTCACCCAAATCACAGGCTTCCATGTTGTCTTTCATATCTTTATAAGTGCTGTGGATACCGTCAAACTCTCCCTCGCCATAAACCGCCATGGAATAGCCTTTATCAACAGCCCATTTAATTAAGTGTAGATGTGCTTTTTGCATAGTGTTCTACCTTACTTTAGTTAGTTTAATCGATAGCACTCCTTAAAATGCTACCTGTTAAATTAACTGGCTTCCCAATCGCTCTCTATTGCTAGTTTGACAGCCAAGCGGTTAAAAACTGCACCATCTTGGGTTTTCGCTGGTAAGCGGCTAAGCAATAAACTGACTGCACGCTCTAAGCTGTATTCTTCAGGCATCCAGCACCATTCTTCGTACCAGTCAACGTCGTTGTTTAACCAGAGGGATACATTCCACGCATTCCAGCTTCTATGTCCGTTATATTCTTTCATTATTTGTTTCCTTTTAGTTTAAGTAAGAGAGAGCAGCAGCCAAAGTAAATTTATAACCAGCGTACACCGCAGAGGCCCAAATTATATTTAAAACAATTTCTTCTAATTCAATTCTAAACATTGATTATCTCCTAGTAGTTTATGCGAACACACTCTTGCGAATGTGCTCTGATAAATTACTTCATCCACTCTTGGTCTGCCGCTTCAAAGTCCACCGCGGCAGCAACATACTTCGCTCTCACCGCAACCATTTTAGCCTTATCAACCGCAAGCTCCGCCTTGCTTACCGGATCAGAACATGCATATTTCTTCACGCTGTTATAGTGGTTACGGTGCCAAGTGTAGTCCAGACTGGTGTAAAGTGCCTTAGACTCGGCAAGCTTCATCTTGTAATAGCTGACAGAACTGTCCTGGTTAACTGCCTCTTCATGTCGCGTAATCGCTGCTCTTTCCACCAGCATTGCGCCGTCAAGTAACGCTATCACAATCTTGTTGTCTTTTATATTAATATCAAAATCTCTCATAGGTATAGCCTCTCAGTTAAGTTATGCGCAAGCACTCGTTTGAATGCCTGCTGATAACTAAACTCCCTCCACTTTGTGGATTTCTAATATTCTAGCTCTCTTAGATTTGAATGCGCTCCAGTCCTCAAGGACTCCGTCACGTATCGCTGCGACGTGTCCTTTAACGTGTACAATATAGCGTCCGTTGCTGGGTACGTTGTTGCGTAAGGTTGCTAATGTCTTGCCGAAGTAGTCAGCAGGTATAGGAACCAGACGAGCTCCGTGCTCCTCTAGGACTGCTTTAGTGTTGTAGCTCCAAACACCCTTGCCCGTTGTTCTAAAGTTTCTTTTCTCCAGCTTAGCTTTCGCTATGCCAAAGCTCCAGTCATTTAGCACTGCAACCGCGATCACTGCACAAAAGTTTGTATCACCGTAGTGTCTCTTACCGACATCGGCCAGCGTTTCGTAGCTGTGCTTGAATCGTTTCTTAATTGCTCGCTTCATGTTAAACGCTCCGTTAAGTTGCTCATTAAAACACACCGCTTCGATATGCTTTAAAGAACAACCTGAGTTTGTCTCAGTGGCCAACAGTTCACTGCCAAGGCAGCTACTTACCACTTTTATTGATTGACAATTCAGTCTGTTCAATATGCCGCCTCTAGTATGTCTGTTGTTTCAGCTATTGCCACGGCTAACCAGCCTGAAACGCTTGACGCTATTAAGCGAGGGCTAGGGAGACTGTCCTCCTCGTTGCTGGCCTATAAGTAACCGTGGTCACTGCCAGCACTAGGTATCAATCTGAGAGGCCGTTCCTCCCTTGCTTGGCCACTATTCTACACGGCTGAATAATCATGTCAACATCTAATTTAATTATTTTGTCAATCCGATTGTTTTACTGGTGTGCTACTACTAGCGGCTGATGTGTCTCGTGGGTATCCTCTAGCATACTCACACTCCTCCTGTCAAGCCTGATGTGTCCTTTACCACGGGATGACTCGTGTTGTCAAGCGGAATCTTTGGGGCTGACAAAAGTATATCGCCTGTAGTACAATGGGAGGGGGGGGCCGCTTGTTACCTTTAGTTTTCATAAGTACCCGCCTGTATACTAAAAAAACCAAATGTAGGATAATAGCAATAAAAAGAATACATAGCCGTTACGTAAGCTATTGATTTACATAAGTATACTTAAGACTAACGTGAGTAAATAAAAGGGAGAAAAGTTGACACGAGATGGAACTTTTGGTTTGGCTCGCGGCCTAATGGCTCGTAACGGAGACTATAGTAAATTAGTTAAAAAAGTTCTTGACTTTTCCTTTAAAATATGCTATAATATATACTATAGTAAGTTAAGAAGTATTTAGTCTTTTACTTTAAAGATAATAATTAAAGAAATAACTTAACGCGGTCTAAGGTATACTTAAGTATACTTAGGTAACCAAAGGAGATAGTTATGCCTAACGATGCTGAGGCAGGAGAAGAAGATAGTCAGTCAAACGTTGTAGCGAAGCGGAAACGTGGACGGCCGAAGAAGACTGACATTGTCAACCGTAAGAGGGGTGCAACTGGTTTAGGCAGAGGCAGACCCAAAGGTGACGCTGCTATCATCAATGAGTATAAGACTAGGATGCTTACGTCTCCTAAGTCTAAGAAGGTCTTAGAGTCCATCTTTGATGCTGCTCTAAACGATGACCACAAGAACCAAGCGGCTGCATGGAAGCTGGTAATAGATAGGGTCTTACCTGCCAGTTACTTTGAGAAGGATAAAGCTGGGGGAGGTCGTGGTGGTATTAACATATCAATCACTGGTGTCGGTGGTGAAACTACTGTCATATCAGACAATGAAGATATAGAGGAAGGAGAGTACACCGAAGATGTATGATATCAACCAAGACCTAGACTACTTCACCAAAGAAGAGTTTGCCTGTCAGCACACAGGTGACAATGAAATTAAAGATACATTCCTATTGAAGCTAGACCTGCTTAGAGCAAGGTGTGGTTTC